AAAATTGGATCAGGCGATCTCAAACCACAAGACGTGAAAGTTATTGGTCGCATGGGCGGGCACACACTGACCATGGATGATGGCAACATTGATGGCAACAATGCCCTGTTCCGATTGCGTTCAGCCAAAGGTCATCAAATTACCATGAGTGATTCTGGCAACTTCTTTTACATCATACATGCCAACGGACAAACTTGGATTGAGCTTGGTCTTGAAGGCACTGTGGATATTTTCAGTACCAACTCTGTCAACGTAAGAACCCAAGGTGACATCAACCTACATGCTGATCGAGACATCAACATGTACGCTGGCCGTAACATCAATGCCAAGTCTAAAGAAAATATAACACTAGAAGCTGAATTAAATTTAACTGCTACTGCACAAGAAAATTTAAAGCTCTACAGCAAGAGTTATATTGGCGTGCTAGCTGATGGAACACTTGCACTGAACAGCGCAGGGTCTGGCAGCTGGAATGGCGGTAGCACATTGATATTTTCTGCAGGCGGTATTGACCTTAACGGTCCATCAGCCGCCACAGTACCAGCACCTAAACCTCTAGTCAAAACAGTCATGGACAACACTGAGTTTAACACCAGTACTGGTTGGCAAACACTGCCAGACGGACTTGAAAGTATTGTGAGCCGTGCTCCTACTCATGAACCCTACAGCTATCACAACGAAGGGGTTGACGTCAAAGTAAACTTAGAAGAAGGTACTCCTACGCCACCTCCAGGTGCTGAACCTGTGCCAGCAGGTGTTGAAATAAGGGCAGAATAACATGGCAAGTTATACATTTAATTTAGAACAGTATGTGAAATCCCCAAGCGATGCAGAAGGCACCGCTAAACAATTTACCATTGACGGTCCAGCTACTCTCACTAGAGAACAAGCACAGGCCATATTTGAAAAACAAGTTAAAACGGGAGCATTAACCGGTTTCAAAGCAGGTGATGTTCTTAGTGCTGCCACACAGGCTGCCTCTGGACTTGCAGGTGCACAGGCACAATTAGCTGGAGGAATAAGCAGTCTAGGAGCATTAGTCAGCAAAGCCACCAATGGTGTGACATCTGCGTTGACTAATTTACCAGTGTTAAACGGCATCAATCCAGGAGACTTTGCAAAACAGCTACCTGGATTAACCAGTATTGGATCTATAAACGCCAGTCAAGTCACAGGTGTTCTAGCACAGGCTGGCAAACTAACAGGACAACCATCAGACCTGTTGACCAATGCAGTGGGTGTGGGAAATTTTGGACTTGATGCATCACAGTTGGAAACTGCAGGCTACGTTAAACCGGGTACTGCTGCCAAGTACCTGTCAACTGGGCAGAATTCACTAACATCAGTGCTTAAAAGTCCAGCAGTGTGGACCGGCAAAGATGGCATAAATCAAGTAGAAAATTTGTTAACAAATACCGCAGCACAGAATAAGATTCAGCAAGGCCTCATGACCACTGGCGTAGCACAACTTACCACGCTTGGACTACCAACTGACAAGTTAAACCCACAACTGCTTAGTGGAGTGGCACTAAACGCAGCCAAGAGTGTTACAGATACACTGGCTTGGGCCAAGGGAGAATCTGGATTGCCTGCAAGTGTTACTGACAGCTTTAATCAAGTGGCCAAAGACAGTGCATTTGCAGTTAATCTAGTTGATGAAAAGATTGGCAACGAAACATTGAATATCAAAGCAATAACTGGATCGTCAAATACTGTCAACAGATCTACATTAAACGCCGCCCTAGGACGAGTTGTTGGTAACGAAAAAATACCAAAACTAAGTTACAGTGGCGGAGTGTTTGACGAAGCGGCAACACTGGCACTAAAAACAATTAGTCAGAACGTTGCAATCATTGAATCCAAGGCCAATAACATTTTTAGTGAGGATCTAACATCTACTACAGTGGATTCTAGAGAAGCTAGGATAACTGCACTAAAGAGTGAAGCAACTGCGGCCTTGGCCAGCCTACAAGCACTAAAATCTACCAGCACATCTCCAGCATTCCTTACCAAAATTGATCTGGTTATAGTGAATGTTGAGTTATTGATAGAACTATTGGACAAAGATATAACAAATATTCAGCGGTTCAAAGCTGACTTACAAAGCATATAAATATTAACATGACTACATTCATTGGGTTTAATACTATCAATCAGTACAAAAAGTTTACTCTAACAGATTTTGAACTGATCAAACGTGACCTGCTGAATGCATTTAACATACGTCAAGGCCAGTTGCCTGGACGTCCAGGATATGGCACAGTGCTATGGGACTATGTGTTTGAACCGCAGACAACTCAAACTCAAAATTCAATCAATGCCGAAGTGCAACGAGTAGCTGGTGGTGATCCTAGAATATTCATCAGTGACGTTCAAAGTTATCCGCAAGAAAACGGTATCTTGATTGAAGTACAACTCACTGTGGTGCCTACTCAGAATGCTGAAATACTCAGCATATTCTTTGATCAACAACAGCGCACAGCCTCCTATGTATAACTACGCCGTTTTTAGTAACCATAAATACTCTGAGGTTACAGAACAATGGCAACAACCACTAGACAAACAGCAATATTTGGCGTAGAAGATTGGAAGCAGATCTATCAAACGTATAGAGAAGCAGATTTCCAAAGCTACGATTTTGAAACTCTACGCAAGAGTTTTGTAGATTATCTACGCTTGTACTACCCAGAAACATTCAATGACTATATTGAGTCAAGTGAATTTATTGCGCTATTGGACATTATTGCGTTCATGGGGCAAAGTCTTGCATTCCGTACTGATCTTAACACTCGCGAAAACTACATGGACACTGCTGAACGTAGAGATTCAGTTGTGCGCCTTGCTAATTTGGTTAGCTATAGTCCCAAACGCAACACAGCCTCACAAGGCCTGTTGAAAGTATTCAATGTTACCACAACAGAAAACGTTGTGGACTACAACGGCATTAACTTGGCCAATGTTACTGTGGACTGGGCTGATCCTACAAATCCAGACTGGCAAGAACAATTTACTGCTATTATCAATGCAGCCATGGTAGACACACAACGTGTAGGTCGTCCAGGCAATCGTCAAACATTACTAGGTGTGCGTACTGATGAATACGCATTAAATTTGATTCCTGGCTTCTTGCCGGTGATTCCTTACACAGCCACAGTTGACGGAGTAAACATGCCATTTGAAGCAATTACTTCTACGTCAGTTGGTAGAGATTACTTGTATGAACCAAGTCCTGTGCCCAACGCACCATTTAATATTTTGTTTCGCAATGATCAGTTAGGTTTTGCCAGCGCCAACACAGGCTACTTTTTTGCATTTAAACAAGGCACATTACAGAACACAGACTTTAACCTTGCTGAACGTATCAGCAATCGCACAGTTAACATCAACGTTGAAGGTGTTAACAACGAAGACCGTTGGTTGTTTGAACTAGACAACCTGGGCAACATCAATCGCGAATGGGCCTATGTAGAAAGCGTTTATACCGCGGCCGCAGAACAACAAGTAGAACTGCGTCCAATTTATTCTACAACCAGTCGTGCCAACGATCAGATCACTTTGGTGTTTGGAGATGGAGTGTTCTCAGAGATTCCTGTGGGAATCTTCCGTTGCTATACCCGTGCGTCAAATGGATTGCAATACATTATCAATCCTGAAGAAATGCAAAACGTTAATTTGCCTATCAGTTACACTGATCGTAACGGCAACTTGCAAACTATCACATTCACCTGTGGCATTACACAACCTGTGAGCAATGCTCAGGCACGTGAAAATATTGACCAAATCAAACAACGTGCTCCTGCTAGATACTACACACAGAATCGTATGGTCAATGGCGAAGACTATAATCTGTTCCCGTACACTGCATACAACTCAATTATCAAATCTAAGGCTCTAAACCGTAGTTCAATTGGTACAAGTCGTTATTTGGATCTTGTGGACAACACAGGCAAATATAGTTCAACCAACACATTCTCTAGTGATGGTGCGCTATGGGAAGAAAATATTCTTCCCACCATCTTGTTTTCGTGGGTTAACCGTAATGAGATTGCTGACTTTATCACAAACCAAGCGCAACCTGCGTTGGGTGCAGATACCATGAAGCAGTTCTATTACGCTAACTTCCCAAGAATTGATATGTCTACAGGTGCAGTGGCTGGCAGTACTTGGCAGCAGTCAACTACGTTGGCCAACGAAACCACAGGCTACTTTAAAAATTCTGTAGGCAATGCTATTCCTGTTGGATCGAGTACTTCTACAGACTTTCGTTATGTGCAAGTGGGTAGCTTGATTGAGTTTGTTGCTCCTAACATCAATGGTATCGACTATTACTTTGACAAAAATAATAAATTGCAACCTGGTACGCCAACCAAGCCAGATGAAAAAACTTCTATTTGGGCTGCTCCACAAGCTATCATTGGCGATGGATACAACGGCGGTCAAGGCAATTTGTTGAGTGGTGCTGGCCCTGTTACAATCAACAACTTTGTGCCCACAGGTGCAGTGGTCAATACTATTATTCCATTGTTTACTACAGACTTACCAGTGAGTCTTGAACAACAAATGGCTGAACAAATTGAATTGTTCCGCAATTTTGGCTTGGGCTATGACAGCACCGGTACTATAACAGGAACTATTGGATCTTGGTATCTTATTACCAGTACAAATCTTGACGCAGATGCCACCTGGAGCCAAACCAATGCTGGATCAACGTCGGGCACAAATCAAGATGCCAGTTGGTTGATACAGTTTGTAGTTGAAAATCAAAACTACACTGTGACCTTGCGTGGCCTGGCTTATTCTTTTGGTTCAGTACTGCAGACACGATTCTTCTTCTACGACAATCAGTTGATCTACGACAGCAGAACTGGCACCATCATCAAAGACTTTATCAACGTGTTGGCCATGAATTCACAGCCTAATTCACCTTCTCCATTGCAAGGCGATGTGGTTATGAACATTATAGGGCAGCCGGTTGAGAGCGACGGATATGTTGATGATTTCCAAGTGTTGGTAAGTTATCGTGACAGTGATAATGATGGTGTACCTGATGATCCAGATTTCTTTAACACCATTGTAGGCACAGTGCCTGCAACGCCCAGCGCAAGCTCTCCGTGGATTTTCTTGCAACAAACAGTGGACTTTGACAACTTGCAACGTTACTTGTTGGTAGAGCCTGGTGTGGTAAATGCGGACTATGCCACAATTGATGCTATTGAATTAGTCAAGACTGAATGGACTCCAGGACAAATATTCTATGCCTACAGCCAAGGCACATTCTGGTTGTTAAGTATCAACGTAAACAACGTGCGCACTTTGGTACAACAATCTGGATGGATTGCACGTAATGGCCGACAAGCATTGTACTTTCAATATCGTCATAACTCACCGCTGACTAATCGTATTGATCCAGGCACTACAAACATCATTGACCTGTATGTGGTCACACAGAGTTATTACACAGCCTATCAAAACTGGATCAAGGACACAACAGGTACTGTGGTTGAACCAAGTGTGCCTACAATTGATGAACTCAGCACAGCCTATCAAGGACTTGACGATTATAAAATGATCAGTGATAACATTGTTTTAAACTCTGTTAACTTTAAACCTTTGTTTGGTGCCAAGGCAGCATCAACTCTGCGAGCCACAATTAAAGTTATTCGTGCTCAGAACTCAACAGCAAGCACCAGTGAAATCAAAAGTTCAGTTGTGGCAGAGATGAATAGTTATTTTAGCATAGACAAATGGAACTTTGGAGATACGTTTTATTTCTCTGAATTGGCAGCGTACCTGCACAGACAACTAGGCACAATTATCAGTTCAGTAGTATTGGTGCCACTGGATCCACAGAAGAGTTTTGGAGACCTGTATGAAATTAGATCAGAACCTAACGAAATCTTTGTGAATGGGGCAGACATAACTAATATAGATGTGATTGAAGCCTTGACCAGTACCAATCTTAGAACAGCACCAGGCAGTGGAGTCATTTAATGGCAAAAGTACGAAGCGTAGATTTTTTACCTGAAATTTTTCAGACTGATGTAAACAAACAGTTCCTAGCAGCCACGCTGGATCAGTTGATACAAGAACCCAAGTTTAAAAAGACTCAAGGGTTTATTGGCCGCACAGTAGGTCCGGGTGTGAACCCCAATGAAAAATATGTTGTGGAACCAACCAAGGTTCGTGCTGACTATCAACTGGAAGCAGGCATTATCAGTCTTGAGCCTGATACAAACATTATCAAAGATGCAATTACCTATCCAGGTTTGCTAGACAGTATCAGTTATCAAGGCGGTGATACTACCAAACCTGATCAACTATTTGAAAGCCAATACTACACCTGGGATCCGTTTATTTCCTGGGACACTTTTATTAATTTTAGCCAGTACTTCTGGCTGCCCAATGGT